TCAAAAGTCCCATGTGTATCACTCCATTACCCCCATGGCGCAGCGCGCTCAGGGAAGGGTCACATGGCTCAATTCTCAGTGGAAATTATCCGCTAAACCGGCTCACTTCTAAGTGGAAATCAACAACTCTTGCTGAATTGTGACTTCTAGGACGGCCTTCGGTATGCTAAAGGTAATACCTGTGAATACTCACTCGGAGTCGCCTCATGAACGCCATCCGCCCGATTGCCGTTAAGCTTGATCAGGACACGCGCGACCGCCTGAAGCGGTTGGCGGATGCCAAAGACCGCTCTACGCACTGGATGTTGCGCGAAGCCGTCTCGCAATTTGTCGAACGTGAAGAAAAGCGCGAGGCGTTTCGCCAAGCCGGACTGCAGGCTTGGAAAGAGTATCAGGCCACTGGTCAGCACGTCACGCATGACGAAGCCGATGCTTGGCTTACCAAACTCGAAGCGGGCGTTGAGGCAGCCGTTCCTGAATGCCACAACTGATCTGGTCGCCCGCGGCGCTGCGGGATGTTGAACGGCTCTATCAGTTCCTTGCCGACAAGAACCCCGATGCCGCGCGCCGTGCGGCACAGTCGATTCGGGAGGGCATGCAAATTCTGCGTGACCAGCCCGGTGCTGGCCGACCGGTTGAGGACATGGAGCCAGAGTTCCGCGAGTGGTTGATTGCCTTTGGCGATAGCGGTTATGTTTCGCTTTATCGTTTTGACGGCGAGACGGCGGTGATCCTTGCCGTCCGTCATCAGCGGGAAGCCGGATACTAAACCTCCCTCCAATTTGCCACGATTAGCCCGGGTAGGCGCGCTTCTGCCTCGCGCGCAGGGCCTTCGAGGCTTAGACGTTTGGGCAGTTTCACCTGCGGCACGAGGATGAAGATCGGCACGGTCGCCAGCCCGCGCCCGGTTTTGGATTTCGAGACCACCGCCCGACCCTTGGAATTCAGCCGCGTTTCCGCCACCAGCAGGCTGGGTTGGCCTCGCCGATAGACGAAGCGGAGGCATTTGCAGGTGTGTTGTTCCCAGCCTCAGGTGGATTTCATTGAAGATGTGAACGAATCAGCGCAGCTTCTTCGGGGTATCCCAGACGTTCAAGGACTTCTGCAAATATCGGCAGCGGAGGTCGATTGCTGCAGTATTCCTCTGGTCCTTCATACAACCCACCACCCGGCCCACGATAGAGCCCACCACCCGGCCCATCATAAAAACCTCCGCCAGGCCCAGTGTACAGGCCGCCACCTGGGCCAGTGTATAGACCACCACCTGGGCCATCATACATCCCACCATTTGGGCCTTGGTATAAGCCTCCGTCAGGACCGTCGTACATTCCTCCGCCCGGTCCCTTATATAAACCACCCCCTGGCCCATCATAGAGGCCGCCACCAGGGCCAGCATAAAGGTTACTTGCCCAAGTTCCTGGCGGGCAATCTGCAAGGAGATTTGTGGCTGACAAGCAAACTATTATAGCACCGATAATTCCAGTTAAATTCAAGGCATACCTCCAAAACACTCACGCAACGAATAGACCATGTGTTCAAAAGCGAAAAGAAATTTTAGTCTCAATCAACGCCCTTCCAATTTGCCACGATCAGCCCCGGCAGCCGCGCCTCTGCCTCGCGGGCCGGGCCATCCATGCTCAGGCGTTTGGACAGCTTCACCTGTGGCACGAGGAGGAAGATCGGCACGGTCGCCAGCCCGCGGCCGGTTTTCGACTTGGACGCGACCGCCCGGCCCTTGGAGTTCAGCCGGGTTTCCGCCACCAGAAGGCTGGGCTGCCCGCGCCGATAGACGAAGCGCGGGCGCTGGCCGGTGCGCTGTTCCCAGCCGCCGGGGGTGATCCGCTTGTTGCCGACCCCTTTCCTTCCAGCGGCTGCCGTCGGGATCGCCAGCCAAAAGCCGTTCTTCGCGCGGATCAGGGCACCACGGTCAAAGGCATCAACCACCTTGGAGGCATTGGAATAGACCACCGCGGCTGCACGGATCGAAGCGCCGGTGGTCGGGTAGAGCTTCTTGCGGATCGAATTGGCGAGGCCTTGGCCCAGCGCCGCGCCGGTGATCTGGCCGCGCCAGGCGGTCTGCAAGCCGCTGGCGGCCTCGGACACCCCAGCCGTCACGGCGCGCTCTGCCGCCTCCAACTCTTGCTGCATCATGGCCCGGATATCGCCCCGAATGTCGGCAAGCAGCTTCACAGCGCCCGCGCCTCGGCCCGCCAGACCAACCAGTTGGTGTCGCGGGTCGGGGTGCCTTGCACCTCGTGCAACTGCCCCGCGATTTCGACCGTGTCGCACGCCGACAGCACCGGCGCGTCGGCGAGGCGGATGTTCAGCAGCACGGTGTCGACCACGAAGCGCCCCTCGCCGAAACTGGCAAACTGGTCTGGCATTGCCCGGATCACCCGAATGGCAAAGGCTGGACCGCTGCCGCCGAGGCGCAGCAGCGCGTCAACGGCAAGGTTTTGATCTGCGAAGAGCGAATCCGCGGCCAGATCGAAGGCGGTCAATTGGCGCTGGCCGCGGTGAGGCGCACGCGTCCGGTGGTCTCGCCCGCACCGGCCCCGACCGCCAGGACGGCAACGCCGACCAGCTTGTTGGTGGCCGCAACGTTGGTCACCCGGGACGTGGCGACATCCCAATAGATCAGCTGGCCGACCGTCCAGGCTTGCGAGGCGGTCTTGGTCAGATCGTAAATGCCGTTCATAACAAGCACCAAAGGTTCGCCGATCGCGGCGGCGTTCTCGGCAATGCCGAAGAGCGAGCCGATCAGCACGGGTTGTCCGGAGGTGGTGACCGCCGCAGCGGTCAGGGTGACGCGGTTGCCCACGCCGATGAAGTTTTTCATCAGAGGTCTCCTGAGATTTGGGGGTGATAGGGAGGATCAGACGCCCGCGTTGCGGTAGAGCCCGCGCCAGTCGATGGCTTTGGAGGCGAAGTCGTGGCGGGCCTTGATCTCCATCCCATCGACCTCGAACCCCATCCGGGTTTCGGTGTAAACGCCGTTGCTGCCATCAAGATAGGCATACTCTACGGTGTCGATCCTGTTCGGATCGGCGGCCAAGAACCACGGATCGGCCCCAGCAGCCGGGATCAGGCGCGGCTCCTCGATCGGCTCAAGCCGTCCGGCGAAGGCGTTCACGCCCGCCACGGCATTCGGGGTGGTGGCGGTGACATTCTTGCGGGCTTCGACCGACCGGCTGCCCGGAGGGGTGATCAGATAGCGGGGCTGGACCGAGATTTGCCGCGCCTCCAAGCCGCGTTGGTTGCCGAAGAGGCGGTAGGCTTCCGCGAGGGTGGTTTCGGAAATCGCCCCTGCGGTGCCGAGATTGCCGTGGCCGGAATTGAAGAGCGCCACACCGTCGCCCATCAGCGGGTTTGAGGTCAGGATCGAATAGACCAGATCGGACTCAAGGTCTGCGGCCGAGGCCCCGAAAGCAGAGGGGATGCGGGTGAAAGCATCGAGATCGTCATTGATCAGCGTCTGGCGGGTGATGCCAATGATACGGCCATAGGTCAGCAGGGCATAGACCTCGCGGCCTTCGCCCATGGTGCCATAGGTGAATTCACCGCTTTCTGGCACGCGCAACAGGTCTGGCGCCCCGGCAAGCTGGGTGCGTTGCACCGGGCGGAAGTCAGTGATCGTCGCCTGCCGCGCCCACGCGGTGAAGGTGCGGGGCGTGGAATCGTAGGCCGACCGCAGGGTCTTGTTGGCGACGTTGGCGAGGATGAACGGGAAATCGGCGCTGGAATGATAGCCGGGCCCGGCGCGTTTCTGCAGCGCTTCGGTCGCCAATTCCATCCGCGACAGGCCGCGCGTGCTGATGCCCCGGCGTTCGAGGGCGTGGCGCGCCATGTCCAAGAGGTTCAGCCCGCGAAACTCGCGCGCCGCATCGGTCAGCTTGTGGAGCCCGGGGGAGTGGCGATGCAGGAGGGCGTCCGTCACCGCATCACGATAGGCGATTTCGGTCGCGCCACTGTCGCGTGCGGCGGCGGGCACGGTCGCGCCAGTGCGGGTGCCGAGTGTATCGGCCTCGGCCAACTTATCCAGCATGGCACCGCGGGCGGCATCCAGCGACACCCCGCGCCCGATCAGATCGGCGGCGAAGGTGTTGTCGAGGCCGTGGCGCTGGCAAAGCGTCAGGATATCGGCGGCCGCACGCTGGGCTTCGGCGCGGATCGCGTCGGCGTTTGGCGTGGCCGGGGTGATCACCGGCGCCGGAGGCTGGACAAGATCGATGGCGCGCGTGACGGGTGCGGGCGCGGCTGCGGCCGTAGGCTGGATATCGTCGGGCATTTGTGCCTCCAAAATTGGGGTTGCATGGCGGGTGAGGGTGCAGGTGTTCATCGTGGCGGTGCGCGTGGTGTCGGATCGGACCCGCGCGCCGGGATCGGCGCCGATCGCCACGGCCGAGATTTCCAAGGGCTCCCAATCGACAGCGCGCCACAACTCGGGCGCGCCATCGCGTTTGGTGATGTCGTAGCGATGGACGCGGTAACCGACCGAGACGTTGCGGATGATGCCACCCGCGATGTCGCGGAAGATCGGCTCGACATCGGCCCGCTCGCTGAAGCGGATCGTGGCGGTGCCCTGGCCATTGGCGATCCGGGCTGAACCGTCGACCACGACGCCCAACACCGAGTCCAACGACCAGGCGTCATGCGAATTCAGAAACGGCGCCCCGCCATTCAGTCGGTCAAGCCGGACCGCTGATCCGTCCAGCGACAGTTCCTCGTCGACCGCCTCATCCCAGAACCGGGCCCGGCGCACGGTGGCCCCGGTGGTCCAGATGATTTCGACCGTGCGGGCGGCCTCGTCGACTGAACCTGCGCGCACGGACGCCATCCGCCCCTGGAGGGGCAGATCGATGATGTCTTTCGGCATGAGGTGCTCCGTTTGGGCTTAACTTGGGTCCGGCGGCGGTTTGGACGTTTCGCCGTCCAGCGATCCGGGGTCTTGGCTTTGCACCTGCCCGCCGCGGCTGACTTTTCGCGGGTCGCTGTCGAAAATCAGGTTCATCGTATCGGCCAGCAGGGCAAACTCTTGCCATTCCTCCAGCACCTTGCGCGGATCGTAGCCGCGCTTGGCGATCTGCTGGGCGATGGTCGAGAAGCCCGCACGGGTTTCCAAGAGGTCGGTGGTGGCATCTTGCAGCGGGTTGACGCTGTCAAACTTTGGCGGCGCCCACTCAACTGGCACATCGGCGGTGGGGATCAGCCCTGCCGCAAAGGCTGCCTCACAGAACCATTGCCAGATTGGCTGGCAGAACATCGGGATGATCATCTGCCATTGCATGGCCTCGACCATCCGGCGGAATTCGTTCAGGCCGACCCGGCTGGACGAAAAGTTCACCTGTGACAGATCGCCGGTCATCAGCTCGTAGGGCACCCGCCAGCCTGCGGCGATGATGTGCAATTGCACCCGGTGCCATTCATAGACGCCTGCGGTCGAAGCGGGCTGGTTGAACTTGATGTCTTTGCCTCCCCGGGCATAGGCGATCAGCCCTGGTTCAAACTGTTCAATCCGGTTGCCATCGGCATCCTGCACCACGGGCGCGATCGACTGCTGGGTTTCGTCATCGCCGAAGACGATGCCGACGAGGCATGCCTCGGTCTTCTTGCGCACCAGTTCGGCGCGCTGCCAATCGTCGACATCGCGCAGCGCCGCCATGGCCGGGGTGCCCCAGGGCACGCCGCGCGATTGCACCCGCTGGCGTTCGAACAGATGCGCGACCCGGTCGGCGGGGATACGGACGGACTCAAACCGACGCGAAAACACCGGGGCCGCATCGCCCGGATGATCGGGATACATCCAGTAGGCCGTCCGGCGTCCGGTGCTGTCATGTTCGATGCCATAGCGGATGCGGGCCCCACCCGCGCGATCTTCGAACTTCGCCGCATCGAGGTGATCGGCCTCTTTCAGTTCGATCTGCAGCGGCACAACGAGACCGGCGGAGCGGGGGCGGCGGACCCGCAGTGCGAACACATCACCGCCCTCGATGGTTTCCCGCATCGCCAGCGACAACAGCCCGTGGAAATCCGTGTGGCCATCGGCGTCACACTGATCCGCCCAGCGCGCCCAGAGATCGTCAACCAGCTTGTTCGCAGCCTTGTCGGTGCCTGCCGCCCGCGGGCGGATGCCGGTGCCGACGAGGCTGTTGACCAGCACCGCGACGGCTTTGGCCGCGAGGGGATTGTTGCGCACCAGATCGCGCATCCGATCACGCAGCAACGGGGCGGCCAGACCGATTTCCGTATCGGCGGCCTTGCCGCTGGTGGTCCAGCCATCGGTGCCGCGGCCTTTCGCCGAGCCGTCATAGGCCCGGCGCAGGTTCCCCAGCGCGATCCGGGCAGCATAGCGCTGCGACGCCGCACGTGGCGAAATCAACGCCACCGCCCGATCAATCAGCCCCCAGCGGATCACGGGCGGGGTTTTGATATTCACCGCACACCCCGGCGGAAGCTGGCCAGGCCTGCAACGGGCAGGGGTGCACCGATCGCTTGCGCAATTTCGGACTCAATAGTGCGGACGCGGGACAAGAGGTCTGCGGCGTTGCCATATTCGACAGTCCGGCCATCGGATGTCACGCGCAAGGTGCCCGCGGCATAGGCCCGTTTCAGGGCATCGAGTTCAGCTTGCGTCCAGGCCATGTCAGAACCATTTCTTTCTTGCGCCCATCCAGGGGGCGGGGCGTTTTGCGGTTGTAGGCCGTGCGGGCCGGTTGGGCTGCCCGGCGTGCGGTGCGTCTGTGGGCCCGGTTGGCCGGTCGAGTTGGGCTTCCAACTGTTCCCAGCGGTGATTGTCCCAGCGATCGATCCCCATCAGCCAGGCCGCGGCCCGGGCATAGACCCGGCAATCCAGCGCCTCGTTGCGTTCGCGGGTCTGCTGCCATTCCAAGCGCTGGAAGCCCTGCCGGGTCTTGATCGTCATCAGCTGTTCGGCGGTGAGCTGTTTCATCCACTCGGCTGTGGTGCCTCTCGGGATGTGCACAAAGCCGTGCGGCCACTCCGCGCCTTCGGCCAGTTCCTCGTCGGTCGGGGCCACAAGCCGCAGAAACCGGTAGGTCTCCGCTTTGAACACAGCGCCCGTGACCTTCCAAAGCTGCACGCCCCGGCGCAGTTTGCGCCCGGCTTCGGTCACCTCGACATAGGTTGGCCCGTCCACCGGCGTAGAACGGTCGAAGCCCGCCACGCCCTTGATCGCGATCACCTGCCCGCGCCCTGCCGCCCGCACCCAAGAATAGACGGCGTCGGTCGTTACACCATCGCCGGAGTCGATTGCCATCCGCGCCAGTGCCATTCGGCGGCCCGAGGAATGTTCCCATGTCTGGCCGAGGAATGCCGACAGTTGCGCCCAGACTTCCGGCCGGGCGGTGTCGCCCTCCAGAACAACGTGATCAACCAGCCAGGAACACAGATTTCGGCCCCAACCCCAGACATCCACTTCGATCCGGTCGCGCTGCACGTCTGCCCCGGCGGTCAGCAACAGCACGCCCTCTGGCGCCACCCCAAGTTGCCAGTCCGCCCGGCGCTCATAAAGGCGCTGCCAATCCGGCGCCTCGCCGCGCTCCTGCCAGGTCTCGCCGAGGATCGTGTTCTTCAGCGTCTTCAGCGCGGCATCATTGCCCAGCGCGCCTTCCCAGCCCCGGGCGATTTCCTCCCAGGACAACCACCCGAGCGGCGAATAGAGTCCGGAAATGTGAAACCCCACCACGCCCGCTGCCTTCGCGGCGGCCTGCACTTCGGGCGCAGCGGTCGCCTGCCAGCCTGCACCGTTCTCCTCCGCCATCATCCACGTTTTGTGCCGTTCGGCGATTGGTGCATCGCAGTGTTCACACAGATATTGCACCGTCTCGGCCTTGCCCGGCTCCCAGCGCAGCCGCTCGAATTGCAGCCATTGCAGCCCGCCGCAATGCGGGCAGGGCACGTGATAGCGCTGCTGATCGGACAATTCCCACTCCCGTTCGATCCGGCTCAGGCCCTTCAGGGTCGGTGTCGAGGCCAGAAACACCTTGCTGCGATGCCCGAAACTGATGGTCCGCGCCTCAGCCAAGGCGATCGGATCACCTTCGCCGTCGACATCGCCCGGATAGGCATCGACCTCGTCCAGAAATACCCAGCGCGCAGGCATCGATCGCAGACCGACGGCCGAGTTGGCGCCGGTCAGGATCAGCTGACCGCCGGGAAACCGCTTGCCCAGAATGGTGTTTCCCGCGTCGCGCGACCGAGACGGCAAGACCAGCGCCCGCAAATCTGGGCTTTCCTCGATCAGCGGGTCGATCCGTTGCTGCGACAGGCGTTTCGCCAGATCCACGGTCGGCTGAACCGCCAGAAACGGGCCTGGCGCCCGATGCATGCAGAACCCGATCCAGTTGTTGCCCGCTTCGGTCGCACCAACCTGCGCCGCTTTCATGAATACCACCCGCTGCGCCGGATGCCGGGGCGACAGGGCGTCCATCACCGCTTTCATGTAAGGTGTCCGCGCTGTGCGATAGGGCCCAGCCTCGGACGCCGCCCGCGACGACAAGACCCGGTGTCGGTCCGCCCATTGCGACACGGTCAAGGACGGATCGGGGGCAAGACCTGCCATCCACGCGCGACGGACCTCTTCGGCGCCGTCAAAGGTGTCAGCGGAGTTCAATTTTCACCTCCGCCATCTCCGTCAAGTGCTGGCGCAGATACATGTCCAGAACCTGCTCCATCCGGTGCGCGTCCACGCCCAGTTCCGCCGCCATGTTTGCCGCAACGCGGGGCGGCCAGTTCAGCCAGGCATCGCGCTCGCGCCGGGCAAGATCGAACACCATCGCCGTGGCCCGGGCCCGGTCGATCACCTCGGCCTTCATCTTTTCCAGCCGGACCTTGGCGGTTTGGGCCTTCAGCACCTCGTTGGCCATCCGGGCACGCAGGAATGACACCTCGCCGCCGGTTGCCTCGGGGCTGCCCGGATCGGTTCCGGCTTCGCGCAGCGTGTCGGCCACGGCCCGGATCGCCGCCTGCGGCACCGGCTTGGTGGCTGCCGCTCTGGCCGTTCCTGCGGCCGTGTCCGCCCCCATCTGCTTGGCATGCTGGCCGCGCTGCTTGGCCGGATCGGTCTGGGCACCCCATTCGGAATCCGCCCGCGCTGGGTCGATCGTGCCGTCTGGCAGGGTGGTGATCCGCCCAGTGGCAATAGCTTTACGGACCGCTGCTTCCGAGACCCCGCGCTGTGCGGCATAGCTTCGCCGGGACACTCCCATTCTGACCGAAACCTCATCTATTCAGTGACTTAGGAGTTGCTCTCTTTTGATACCGTGCGCTGTCTGCAGCCATTGCAACGCAACGGAGACCGCCATGAAGACCGCCTTGAGCTCCCTGACAACACACTGTTGATTTCCACTTAGAAGTGAGCCGGTTTAGCGGATAATTTCCACTGAGAATTGAGCCATGTGACCCTTCCCTGAGCGCGCTGCGCCATGGGGGTAATGGAGTGATACACATGGGACTTTTGAA